TTTACTAGAAGACATGCCAATCGACAAGCGCGCTAGCGGAGGATCATGGATGTCAAAACACGTCTCAAGTCCATTAGCTATGGGACATAGTCCTGCTGAGATGGGACATAGCCCTGCGAAAAACTTAAATAAAGGTTATGGACAAGAATTAAAATCACCTATGGAGATGGGACACAGTCCCTTAGAAGGACACTGCATGGGTAAAAGAAAATAAACAGTAGGGATCTGTAAAACCCAGCCAAACATAAACACTAACACTAACTTAAACACTAACAAAAATGGCAAATTTTTTAAAAGTAAATGCAGGTCCTGTAGCAGGAGATGGCATTGAAACATTAATCGCAATTGATAAAATTGCAGGAATTCAGTCTGTGACAAACGCAGCAAACGTTACAACAGTAATATTAAAAACAGATTCTACTGCAACTTCACTTTACACAATAGCTTTACCAGGTGTAACAGGTGGCGCAGGCGGAGGAGCTACATCAGATTCAAGAGAATTAGATGTAACGAATGCAATTAACGCGGCTTTAACAGCTAATCCAGGAGGTGTAGTATCTACATTAGGTGCAGTACCAGCTTTATTGCAAGTACCAGCTGCTCAATCAGGAGCTTCAGGACGTGTTGCTATTACACAACCTGCAACTTTTGCGCAGTACACAACTTGTATTTACACTGCGTAATTTATGAAATCAACAGGTTTAGGAGACGACATAGAGAAGTTTACTAAAGCTACTGGTATCAAAAAAATGGTAGACACAATGAGCAAGGGGCTAAATGTCCCTTGTGGTTGTGCTGCTAGAAAAGGGGCGTTAAACAAAATATTTCCTTATAAAAAATAATACATGGCTTTTAAACTAAATAACCCTCCTTTCCACATGGACAACACTCCAATATATCGAGTAGATATGGAAGATGGTGTTATGGGAAAAGCTAATAATAATGGTTCTATAACCATAAATAAAGATTTACATCCAGATCAAGTAGAAAATGTAGTTGCTCACGAAAAAATTCATTTAGAACAAATGGATAGAGGCGACTTAGATTACGACGATAAATACGTATACTGGAAAGGCAAAAAGTATTCACGAGCTGATATGCAAGAAGGTGCTAAAAACCTACCTTGGGAAGCTGAGGCATATAAAAGATCATAATGAAGACGTCTAAGACAGGTTATTTAAAAAACAGTCCTGATGTTAACAAGTCTCAAAATATTATATTAGGAGGCGATATAACAATGAAAGGAGTCGAGTTTAAAGTACTAGGTACTGATGACCGAGGATATACAAAAATAATGCAACCAGGATATGATTATAAATTTCCTGGAGCTAAACACGTAACAGAAACACCCATCAAAAAAACAAATATGGAATCTAACAAACAAGAAAAGAAAAACTTATTAAACGACAACCCAATCGCGTCTCACGGATCTTGGATTTCAAAACACTCAATCGCAGCTGGATCACCATTACATCAAGGTGGTTCTGCAAAAAGAACAGGTGGGGAAATAATTAGAACTAAAAAGTTTGGCGTGCAAGGTGGACAGTTTACAGATGAAAGTAATTATATACCTAGAACAGCTAGTCAAAAAGCTTCAGCTACGAAAGAGCAACTAGCAACTAGAAAAGCTAGAGCCAAGGCAGATACACGATCTGGTGCTGAGAAAAAAGCAGAATTATTAGCTAAAAGAGAAGCTAAGAAAGCAGCTGATTTAAAGTCTGGTAAATAAACAATTGTAATTATATGTAATTATAATATTATAACAATTAAATTTAATATTATGAAAAAATTACTTATTACATTAGCTTTATTTTTTACAGTACTAACATCTAAAGCTCAAGAAGCATTTGAAGGTGTTTGGGCTATGGAAGGTTCGTCATATAAAACTGTTATGTTAGCTAGTAAATATGCTGTAGTAAAAATTATTAACTATAGCTTTACATCAGACGCTACACTAAACGAAATTATATTAACTCAAACAGATACTACAATGACTACATCGATATATAACCCTAGAAATGGTTATACTATTGGAATGTCTTATACTGTTATAGACAAAGATACTTTACAATGTGTTTTTACAGGAGATGCAGAAGAAACTGTATTAATGAAAAGAGAATAAATGAAAAAAATAATTCAATGGCTATCAGGTGGCGTTATCAAAGAAATTGGTAGCGTCATCGACAAGCTTACTACAACCGATGAAGAGAGATTAGAAGTAAAGAAACAAATACAGCAGATATTAGAAGACGCAGATACTAAAGCTCAATTAGAGGTTAGCAAGCGTTGGGAAGCAGATATGAAGTCTGATAGTTTTTTAAGTAAAAACATTAGACCTTTTATATTAATATATCTAACTGTAATCTTTACGTCTCTAGCTTTCTTTGATGGTAACATCGGTGAGTTTGGATTAGCTAAGGAATATATACCAATATTTCAAACATTGCTAGTAACCGTTTACGGAGCTTACTTTGTAGGTAGAACTTGGGAAAAAGCAAAATCAATAACAAACAATAAATAAAAAAACATGGGACAATTCGGTAATCAACCTGATTTTATCACAAATGACATTCAAACAGTAACTCCTGTCTTAGCAGCTAATTTAACCGCAGCTAATTCTTTAAACGGTTCTGTTATATACGTAGGAACTAGTGCTCCTGGTAACCTTCAAGTGATACCAGTAGGTGCTGTAGGGCCAAGTGTTATAGGCGGTTTTTCTTCACCTGGATATACTGGATCTGAAGGGACTGGATATGCAAACGCTGTTGCGGTTGCAACAACAGGAGGCAGTGGAGCGGGTTTAACCGTTGACACTACTACTCTTAGTGGCGCAGTACAAACAATAGTGGTAAATGCAGCTGGTACAGGATATTTGAATGGAGACTTAATCACTATAACAGGTGGAGGCGCTAACTCTGTGTTTAGAATAGAAGCAACACCTGGATTACCAACAGCAGCCCAAGCTATTACTTTTACAAACGTTGTTCAAGGAGAATGGCTTCCGGTAGTTGTAGATTATGTTTTATCTGACGCAACAACTGTCACTAACTTAGTAGCAGGTAAATAATTAACACACAAGTGACTATATTATTATAAACAATTAAATTAAATTAAATGGCGCATATTACAGACGAACAATTAAAAAGTATTAGCAAAGGTCAAAAAGAATTAATGACTTTAGTTAATCAAATAGGTGTTTTAGAAACACAAAAACACGGTTTACTACACCAAGTAGCAGATGCTAATAAAGTTGTAGAAGATTTAAAAACTGAACTCGAAAAAGAGTACGGAGCTATTGATATCGATCTAACGACTGGAGAATACACTGAAGTAGAAAAAGATTCTAAACTTACAAAAGCTTAGGATGTCATCTATTGTAAGAAAAATAAGTATTGGTTCTGACTACAAAAATGATGCTATGCATTATTCTGTAGGTCAACAAGTTTATGGAGGTCACGAGATTTCACATATACTTCTTGACGAGTCTGATAACTCTTATAATATTCACATTAAGAAAAACAACGAGGTAATGCCATGGAAGAAGTTTAATTCTCACATGGCAATATCTGTTGAATATGACTTAGAGTATTGAAAGGAATATACGACTTTATAGTAGAACCATTAGGTGAAAAATATAGTAACACAGTTAAGATAGGTGATAAAGAGTTAGTTTTAAACACAAAGATTGAAGATTTCAAGTTTGTAAATAGATTAGCTATAGTAGTAGAAACACCGAAAGCTGTAAATACTGGTATTGATGTTGGTGATATAATTGTTATACACCAAAACGTGTTTAGAGTATTCTATGACATGAAGGGAGAAAAAAAGAAAAGTAGATCTTGGTTCAAAGATGATTTGCATTTTTGTGCTATAGATCAAATCTATTTATATAATAAAGGTGGTGATTGGAAAGCTTTTGGAAACAGATGCTTTATTTCACCTATAAAAGATACAGAGTCTTTAACGCTAGATAAAGAGAAGAGCCTTGTTGGTATATTAAAATATGACAATAGCTCCTTAAATGCACTAGGAATTAACTCAGGAGACTTAGTTGGTTATACGCCAAACGGGGAATGGGAATTTTTAGTTGACGGAAAGCGATTATACTGTATGAAATCTAATGATATCGTAATTAAATATGAACACCAAGGAAACGAAGTTGAATATAATCCAAGCTGGGCAAAAAGCAGTTGAGGAGTTAATCAAAGTAGCTAAAGAAGCTATTGTTGATTCAGATGACGATATATCAGCAGATAGATTAAAAAATGCTGCAGCTACAAAAAAGCTAGCTATATTCGATGCTTTTGAAATATTAAATAGAATAGAGGCTGAAGAGAATATGTTAAATGAAAAACCAGTGGAGGTTAAAGAAGAGAAATCTTTTAGAGGCTTTGCAGAAGGGAGATCTAAATAATGTACGAGCAAGCTTTATATAAAGTATTAAAAGACCACGTAAAGCCTAAGGTTTTAAAAAGAACTAACAGGTATAAAAAGTGGGAATACGGTTACAACCAAGAACACGATATGGTTGTTGTAAGTAAAACCGGCGAGATAGGTGAAATTTATGAGATACAAGATTTAAAAATAGCTTTACCAAAAGCTGATAATGTACATACATTTGAAGAAGACAGGTGGAAGCACACTGAATACCCAAAGGAACTTAGTAAAATCAAATCAGTATTTGATTGGGAAGAATACCCTTTGGACTTTAAAGAAAAATGGTATGATTACATTGATGAAGAATTTAATAGAAGAGAACAAGGCTTTTGGTTCTATAATAAGGGTGTGGCTACTTACATTACTGGTACTAACTATATGTACTTGCAGTGGAGCAAAATTGACGTTGGGCAACCAGACTTTAGGGAATCAAACAGATTATTCTACATATTCTGGGAAGCTTGTAAAGCCGATAAGCGCTGCTACGGCATGTGCTACCTTAAAAATAGACGGTCAGGTTTTTCATTTATGGCAAGTGGGGAAACGGTTAACCAAGCAACAATATCTACAGATTCACGCTTTGGTATACTCTCGAAATCTGGACCCGATGCAAAGAAGATGTTTACTGACAAAGTTGTCCCAATATCAGTTAACTATCCCTTCTTCTTCAAACCAATACAAGACGGTATGGACAGGCCAAAGACAGAACTGGCGTACAGAGTCCCAGCATCGAAATTCACAAGGCGCAAACTCGACTCAAATGAGAAGCTACAAGAAATTACCGGTCTCGACACAACGATCGACTGGAAAAACACAGGGGATAACTCGTATGACGGTGAAAAATTAAAACTACTAGTACACGATGAAAGTGGAAAGTGGGAAAGACCAACAAATATATTAAACAACTGGAGGGTTACAAGAACCTGTCTAAGACTTGGGTCTAGAATAATAGGTAAGTGTATGATGGGATCAACATCAAACGCTTTAGATAAAGGAGGAGATAACTTTAAAAAACTTTACAATGATTCAGACGTTACACAAAGAAACGCCAATGGACAGACTCGCTCAGGACTCTATTCTTTGTTCATACCTATGGAATGGAACTACGAAGGCTACATTGATTCTTATGGCTTTCCTGTATTCAACACACCAAAAAAAGAAGTAGTAGGTCCTTTTGGAGATGCTATAACACAAGGAGTAATAGAGTATTGGGATAATGAAGTTGAAGGTCTTAAAAGTGATCAAGACGGTTTAAATGAATTTTACAGACAATTTCCGCGCACAACTAAGCATGCGTTTAGAGATGAGTCTAAAGAATCTTTATTTAACCTAACAAAAATATACGAGCAAATAGATTTTAATGAAGATCTTAAAAACTCAATATCAGTTACTCAAGGAAGCTTTCAATGGGAGAACGGTATGAAAGATACAAATGTTATATTTGTACCAAATAAAAGCGGTAGATTCAGAGTTTCTTGGGTTCCACCTTTAAATCTCCAAAATCGTGTAATAATAAAGAGTGGCTTGAAATATCCAGGCAACGAACACTGTGGAGCCTTTGGATGTGATAGTTACGATATATCAGGTACAGTTGATAAAAGAGGTTCTAATGGATCTCTGCATGGATTAACTAAGTTTTCAATGGAAGATGTCCCGCCTAATATGTTTTTTTTAGAATATATTGCTAGACCACAAACCGCTGAGATATTTTTTGAAGATGTTCTTATGGCTTGTGTTTTTTACGGAATGCCAATACTGGCAGAAAATAACAAACCTAGATTATTATACCATTTTAAAAGAAGAGGATATAGAAAGTTCTCTATAAACAGACCAGATAGAAAGTATAATAAATTATCAGTAACAGAAAAAGAGTTGGGTGGAATACCAAACTCTAGTGAAGACATAAAGCAAGCACACGCTGCTGCTATTGAAACTTACATAGAAAGTTTTGTAGGATTAAAAGAAACAGGTTATGGCGATATGTTTTTCCAAAGAACACTGGAAGACTGGGCTAAATTTAACATAAACAACAGAACAAAGCATGATGCTTCTATTAGTTCTGGTTTAGCTTTAATGGCTTGTAACAAACACAGGTACGCTCCATCTAATCCAATTAGAAGAGAAGCTGTAAATTTAGGTATTAAAAAATATGACAACAAAGGTGTCAATTCAAAAATTATAAGTTAAATGGGTATATACACTAACACTAATAGCGCTTTTCCAAGCCAAGTAGTAAGCGATGCTGAAAAAGCTAGCTGGGAATACGGAACTCAAGTTGCTCAAGCTATCGAGTACGAGTGGTTTGACCAAGGTAGAACTGGAGGTAATAGATATCTAACTAATTGGAATAATTTTCATTCGTTAAGACTATACGCTAGAGGTGAACAACCTGTGCAAAAATACAAAGATGAATTGTCTATAAATGGCGATTTGTCTTATCTTAATTTAGACTGGAAGCCAGTACCTATTTTATCTAAATTTGTAGACATAGTAGTTAACGGTATATCACAAAAGTCTTACGATATAAAAGCTTACTCTCAAGATCCTAGCTCAGTTAAAAGAAGAACTGAATATGCTAGCAGACTTCAAGAGGATATGGTAGCTAAAGAATATTTGGATAACTTAAAGCAAACGCTAGGTATTGATTTACATCAATCACCGAGTGGAGTTGTAGTTCCAGAATCTAAAGAAGAGTTGGAATTACACATGCAATTAAGCTATAAGCAATCGATTGAAATAGCAGAAGAAGAAGCTATATCAACTGTGTTTGCTCAAAATAAATACGATCTTGTAAGACGTAGATTAAACATGGATCTCACAACGATTGGTATTGCCTCTGGTAAAACTAATTTTAATACAGCTGAAGGAATTACTGTTGATTACGTTGATCCTGCTTATATGGTTTACTCTTACACAGAAGATCCAAACTTTGAAGACATATACTATGTAGGCGAAGTAAAATCTATAACAATACCAGAACTTAAAAAAGAGTTTCCTGGTATATCAGAAGAGGAATTAAAAAGAATACAAGAAACACCTGGTAACAGACAATACGTTTCCGGTTGGGGTAATTACGATGAAAACACTGTACAGGTTATGTACTTTGAATATAAGACGTACCACAATCAAGTATTTAAAATAAAACAAACAGATTCAGGATTATTAAAAGCTTTAGAAAAGCCAGATACATTTGATCCGCCTGAAAACGACAACTTTGAAAGAGTATCTAGATCAATAGAAGTGTTATACACTGGAGCTAAAGTTTTAGGAACTAATACTATATTAGACTGGAGCTTAGCAGAGAACATGTCTAGACCAATGGCCG